TGGCCTTGATCTTGGACTGCATACGTCCAGATCGGTAAGCAACGCTCTTGGTAGCGTTCTTCTTTAGTCTTGCGAGTCCTGCTGCGCGACGGTTCTGAGCCATTGTCCGGGGTTACCGGAAGTCCACCAGGATTCTCCCTGATTGGATTTTTAAAAGTGGTGGCCGGGGTTTCTTCTTGTACGGACCCCTGACGGTCCCCGGTTTCACACCCCTCGTTTCCACCAAACATGCTCTTGGAACTGTAAGGCACGAGTTCCATGTCATCGCTGACCGTCCAAAGACGCCACCTATCACGAGAGAGCATACTAAGATCAGGTTCGCGATTGCTGAACACCCAGATCTGAGGTGAGTCGATCCACCACTCCGTGTAATTGTACCGACAATCGAAGAGCTTGCCCTTCTTGATCTGCTCGATGGCTGAATATATCCCATAGAGCTTGTTCTTATCCATAGCCCGCGGTAAATCCACGAAGAACGGGCTAGGATTGCGAATGTCCTTAGCCATGCAAATGTTGCAGGCTGACTGGATGAGCTTCTCGGCGTCGTTTACCGGGGGCAAATCGATGCCGGTACCATAGAGCTCACACAGCGACGCTACGGTCGACTTACCTATGTTGCCACGCGGGCAATAGATAAAATTGATGACACGTGTGTCAAACGTCTGTGCAGACTCGAAGATGACGCGTTGGTACGGATACAACGACGACATCAAATTACGGTACTGCCGGGGTATATAGACCGCGGCGTCCTTATCCGACCAAGGACCCCGCTGACGGGTATCCTCCTTGGTCACGTACGAAAAATCGGACGACACGTAAACTGCGTTCACGGTAGGTTCCAGGTAATTGGGCAACGGCCACTCGAGGCCGAGAGTTGCCCACAGCTTCATAAGCTCAGGCTTACGAGCCTTCTTGATCAACGACATACGTCCTTGGTAATGCAGGTAGCCTGTAATGGCTCCCTTCTCCTCCTGGAACACAAAGTGCTTCGCGATCTTCTTGAGCGAGGCAATAACCACCTCTTCGCTCAGCCCTTCGGCGTTGCACCGGAAATCCCAACGGGCCACCGGAGCAACCGAACGCCGGGAGTCTTCGACTGCCGCGGCAACCTGGGTAACATTGACTTTCTTGCTGGCGCCCATCCTATGACCCAGGGTTCGATAATAATTCAGAAGAGGGCAGGCCGGGGTAAACCCGGCCCGTACCAATGGCCCACACCATGAGGGCGGTAAACCGCCCTCGCCCTCTACCTTCCCTTACGGCTCCGCCGACGGTGTATTTCTGAATTCGTTAATTGTCACAGGGGGTACCCTCTGTAACTAAGTATTCTACTGGGGAAGTTTGGCGACTCGTAAACTCGTCTGGAAGAACACCAAACTTCCCGACGCGCGCGCTTCGCGCTGCGCTGTTCCAGTATATATATACTTAAAGTACTGGAACAACTGGAACAAACTCACAATGGTTTATTGAGAGCTTATAACCCCCCTAGTGCGCAGCCACTCCAGTAGGGTGGCGGCGTACATGGCCTGTGTTAAGGGGTTTTCAAGGTAGAATGGTAACGGGGGACCGATCGCGCGGTAGTTAGGGGTGACTCTGGAGAGGAGGAGGTCTAGTGACCTCCTCTCCAGAGACCCCCCCCCCCCAAACCCAAAGCGCATAGAGGCAACAACATGGGTCTACTAGGTACTTAGTTACACTGTGATATGCATATCATGGTGATATATCACCCATAGTATCGATGATATGACATTTAGGCGGCCACTTTGTGGTGCAACTTGATGCTGAGGTCAAAGCTAGGCGTGACCGTATTGGCATCGCCGCCTGAATCCACGCCATAATTGGAAGCGCGGATCATGAGGTACACTCGCGAGGTAGGATAGGTCTGCGAGGTGATTTGGCCGCCACCTTGGACGGCATAGTCAGAATCGTCAACAGTGTTGGCCGCCGTAGACAGCTTCGTCGCGCTCTGGACGAAGTTAAGAAGTTTGTTCATAGTCAGATTAAGGCTGACAGACTTCACAGATGGATCAGCATCGGAATCCGATGTATCATGAGGTGCGATATTGAAGGTCATTGTCTTTATCACCTTCATCCGCTTCGCGAACGCACCGCCGGTCGTAGCAATAGGGTTGTACGTCAACGGCTTGATGAGGCTCTGATAAAAATCAGACCTCTTATCGCCATTATCAACATTGATAACGGCTTGCGCCACATCGTCGGCAAGCGCCGTGTGAACGGGTACAAGATCCTTATCACGGAACTGTACGATAGAAATAATATACTTGGTCGCCTTAGCAATAGCGCCCCAACAGTTGAGCTTGATGCCAACTGACTCAAGCATAGACTTGGTGTAAGGAGCTGGCAAATTGATACCACCGCCAGCGCCGGTAAGGGTATAAACCTCGCGGGTTAACTTAGTAGTCACACCCGCTCCACCAGAATCGACAGAACAGTCGACTGGCTCAAACGCCATGGTTCCAGTCGCAGAAACCTGACGAAGTGCCACCATGGGATTTGGAGAATCCAAAACACCCTCACTGTAGTTCATGATCGAACAAAGATCGAAAAGATAAAGAGGAAGATTGCGGTACGCGACATTGGTATTGGGGCTGTTAGACATCCAATAATAACCGCGTCCGCTAAAGGCACGAACTCCGTTCCACCTAAAAACAAGGCGCTCAAGGTTCGCCTTGGTCAGCATCTGAGTCTTCGCCGCCGGGGTCATGCGGCGGAGCGTCATACTCTTGCTGGTACTCGCCATCTGCGTCGTCTGATTCGACGGAGCAGAGACTTGGCGTTTGCGGGAAGCCGATGGCTTCTTCGCCTTCATGGCCTTGATCTTGGACTGCATACGTCCAGATCGGTAAGCAACGCTCTTGGTAGCGTTCTTCTTTAGTCTTGCGAGTCCTGCTGCGCGACGGTTCTGAGCCATTGTCCGGGGTTACCGGAA